CCTGCCAATGCAGGATGGCCCACTAAGCCTTATATGCTCCTCATCACTGTCTCATCAGTGCCTCATACTGGCCTTATCCCCTTGTTCGTGACCTTGGTCCCCGTATTGCCCTGGACTGGTGTTCCCCTCAGTCTGTCCCCTGCCTTGCTACCTGTCCCTCTTGTGTTGAATATGTGTGTGTGAGAGAGGGAGACAGGTAGGGGAAGGGATTATGGACCATAGTGCAGGGATGGGCGGAACGTGCAGGATTTGGCTAACAAGGGGATAAGATAGTTATGAGGCGAGTATCAGAAGCATACTAGAAGCACATTAGGACATTTGGCCAAGTCGCCCGACCATTCCGCGCCAATGGCCTCGCATTGGGCCAGGGAAGCTCGCCCATGCGCTTTGCGGTGTGGGCCTTGGCCACCCTAGCTGGCCACACCGCGAAACGCATCACCGGCCATTTGCCGGGCTTTCGGAACACAACGTGAACACTTGAAACGCAATAAAGCCGGGGATTGCTCCCCGGCTCTACTCAACTATTGGTTGTATTAGTGCGCTTGGCCATTCGCGGCCATGCGAGCTTGGTATTGCTCCAGCGTCTCGCGCTTGGCCGTGGTCTTGGCCGTGGTATTGGTCTTGGGCTGCAACACTGCCTGGAACTGACCCCAGCGAGTGTATGCGGTATAGGCGATCTCCATTGCGCTTCCGACGGGGTATTCCTCGCGCATGATCGCCAGCAATGCAGCCTTGGCCGCTTTGTCTGCATCGTAGGTGACACGTTGGGCAGCGAGTGCAGCCCTGGCCCGTTCCGAGAGATTGGCCACAACCACGTCAAGATAGACCTTATCGCCATTAGACTTGGCAGCCATTGCAACCTCCATGTGTGGTGAGGCCCATCGCCCCACTGACACGCCAAGCATCCCACACCGCGCGGTTGAATGCAACCACGATTGCAACCCACGATTGCACTAAGCCATGTTTGTTTGCCTACCCTGCCATGCGCTGCCCGCATAGCGGTTGGCATGGTGCTTGCATGATAGTTGCAGATGAAACCTTCCTGGCCGACCCCCCGGGGGCCAAAAGTCGCGAGTCGTGCGCGGGCTAGAGCCCTCAGCCAACCGAAACTGTTTTTGTGAAAGGCCCATACCCTTCTACCCTTTGGAGATAATAGTTCCTTTTTGAACTTGACATCCGAGCCCGTAGGGTAGAGAATGGTGGGGAAGATGGGGCCAAAGGGCCGCGCAAGGGTCAGAGTCAATGGCGAAGTTCGAAGGGTTTGTTGATATCAGTCAGGTGCTTCGGGCGGGGATCTATCTCCTCTGCTACCGGGGCCAGGTGGTGTATGTGGGGAAGTCGAAGTCCATGTACTCGCGGATCTACACCCACCGGAACCAGTGGAATAACATCCGCCGGGGCAAGTCGAAGTCCCCAACGTGGCTCCCGCAGTCGGTGAAGGGGATCCTCTTCGACGAAGTCCATATCAAGCATTGCTCCTTGGAGGCGATGGACCAGCTGGAGGTCGAGGCTATCCGCAAGTACCAGCCTCGGTACAATGTCCAGCACAAGCCTGTGCAGCGGTTCCATCCCTACACCAAGCACCCGGACCTCATCATCAACGGGATCCGTATCCCCCTGGGCCCCGCCATTGCGGTCAAAGGCCCACCAATCCTCCGGAGGATCTAGCCCTTGCTAGCTCGTAACAAGCCCGCGAAGCCCATCGCCATCCTGGGGATCCGGGACCTGACCAGGGACGACCTGTCGATCCTGGGCAACACCCGGGCCAAGGGTCCTGTGGTGAAGCGCTTCCGCGACTCCCATCACAGGATCGCCCGCATGTTCGCGGCAGGGCTCCGCACCCAAGAGGTCCACGCCCGCTCGGGGTATAGCTACGCCCGCATCCAAAGCCTCTCCTCCGACCCGACCTTCCAAGAGCTAATCGCCTCCTACCGCGAGAAGGTCGTCGAGAGCTATGTCGAGACCATCGACGAGTACCACGAGACCCTGGTCTCCAACATGCTCAAGGTCGAGCGGATGGTCGCAGACAAGCTGGACGATGCCATTGATAGTGGGGACACTCTCCCTGTTCGGGACCTGATCTCCATAGGCCGCGACGCCGCCGATCGGGTCGGGTATGGGAAGAAGGAGACTCGGACCAACATCAACATCGACATGGGCAAGGACATCGAAGCGGCCCTGCGCCGCTCGGCCAAAGCCAAAGACCTCACCCTGGTCGCCAATCGGTCCAGCCCAACACCTCAGCACCTGGATCGTAGGGCGGAGCCGTTGCCAATCCCACGCACAGCGGCTCCGCCCGCCCGTCTCATAAGGAGAGCCTGACCATGACCATCGGCTTCATCTTCTGGTTCATCATGCTCCTCTGGCTCCTCTTCGCCATTGCTTGGAACCAGAACTGGGGAGGGACCTCTACCTGGGGCCCAATGGGCAACTCAGTCCTTCTCTTCATCCTCTTCCTACTCTTGGGCTGGCACTCGTTCGGCTTCCCCATTCGGGGCTAACACTCAGAGGGGGCCATCACTTGAACCCAGAGCTTCTCAAGTGGCTCGTTTCTTGTAACAAGGATCCCGTCGCATTCGTCTACGGCGCGTTTCCTTGGGGATCCTCAGAGTCAAGCTTGGCGGACGCCGAGGGTCCCGACCCCTGGCAGCTTGAGATCCTCTGTGCGGTTCGTGATGGCCTCCTCACCCCTGAACGGGCCATCCTCCTGGCGGTTGCCTCTGGTCACGGCATAGGCAAGTCCGCCTTAGTCGCCTGGATAATCCTCTGGGCCTTCACCACCCTGCCGGACACCAGAGGGGTGGTCACTGCCAATACCGAGACCCAGCTAAAGACCAAGACCTGGGCCGAACTCGGCAAGTGGTACAACCTGTTCATTGGCAGGGAACACTTCACCCTGACCGCCACCGCTCTCCTCTCTAGGGACCCTTCCCGCGAGCGCACATGGCGCATCGACATGATCGCTTGGTCCGAGCGGAACACCGAAGCCTTCGCTGGCATGCACAACAAGGGCAAGCGGATCTTGGTCATCTTCGACGAGGGCTCCGCCATCCCTGACGTGATCTACCAAGTCACCGAGGGAGCCCTGACCGATGCCGACACAGAGATCCTCTGGCTCGTCTGCGGCAACCCCACCCGCAACACCGGCCGCTTCCGAGACCTCTTCGCCGGAGGCCCACACGCCAAAGGCTGGAAGACCAAGCAGGTCGACTCTCGCACCGTCGCCATCACCAACAAGGTCGACATCGAGAACAAGATCTCTGCTTATGGCGAAGACTCGGACTATATCCGCATCCGTGTCAAGGGCATGTTCCCTCGTCATGGCGAGATGGAGTTCATCTCCGCTGCGGATGTGGAAGCCGCAATGCTCCGCTCCGTCACCACAGCCTTCACCGACCCTCTGGCACTGGGAGTGGACGTTGCCCGCTACGGCTCCAACGAGTCGGTCATCTGGGTCCGCAAGGGCCGCGATGCACGAACAATCCCGGCTCAGATCTATCGCGGCCTTAATACAGTCGAACTCGCCACGAAGGTCCACGCGGCATACGATACCTACCATGCCGATGGGATCTTCATCGATGGTGGTGGCGTTGGCGGTGGTGTGGTGGACCAATGCCGCCACATGCACCTGTTCTGCTTCGACGTACAGTTCGGCGGCAAGGACGATATTGGCGGCGCAGCCACCGGCAACGACGGCGAGCGCTACGCCAACAAGCGCGCTGCCATGTGGGGGGCGCTCCGCGCCTGGATCAAGACCGGCTCCCTTCCTCCTGACCCAGAGCTCAAGTCCCAACTGATCGGACCGACCTACACCTACAACGTCCGCAACGAGATCCTTCTCGAGTCCAAGGAAGAGATGATGAAGCGCGGGGTAGAGTCCCCTGACCGGGCCGATGCCCTGGCCCTCACCTTCGCCTACCCCTTAGCAGGCCACGCCTATGCGGGCAACTTCGGCCCACAGAAGGACTTGGTCCAGAGCGAATACGACCCCTTTGACAACGAACGAATGGTGGCATAGATGAGCCAAGTAGGCAACGCAGTCTCTAGCGGAATGTCCTGGCTGATGGACGATGTCCTCGGCATCCCTGTGGACAACTCCCCAGCCTTACCAATGCAATCCCCAGCGGCCGATCCAGCCGCCGCCGCTGCTACCCCAGCTGCCGAGGCCCCTGCTGCTCCGCAGATGGCCCCAGAGCCCATCACCCCAGCAGTCCCTGCTGCCCCACAGATCCAGATCAACACTAGCTCCGGTATGGAGGCCGCCAAGGCCGAAGCAGCCAGGGCCCCAGCTGCACCGCCTCCCCCGGCCTTCGGCTCGGCCCCAGGTAGCTCTGCCAAGAAGAAGAGCCCCGGTGCCCCCTCGACCTTCCTCGGCTCCTCAGCCTTGCCCCAGCGCCGTGCAGCCGCAGGTGGCTTCGGCTTCGACAAGCAATCCTCTGGCTCCAAGACCCTGATTGGAACCTAAGTGCCTACCGTCCCCAAGCAAGGCTCGGTCCTAGGGAAGGACCCTGACCGTGCCCCATACTCTGGCCCACCGCCCTTGGAGTCCCAACCCTCCCAGCCGGATCAACTCTACATGCTAATGGCCGCAGCGACGATGAAGGACCTGGGGAGGCTCTACAAGCCTGTCGCCATCCCTGTGCCTGGGATCCTTTCCAAGGTTCGGGCCGAGTACTGGTCCCAAGCCGAGCGCGAAACGCCTAAGGAAGTCCGTGAACCGGCCACCCTGGTCGAGAAGCCCCAGCAAGTGGCAGAGAACAAGTAATGGCCAAGCCGATCACTGCCCAGGACACCGCCCTGTGGGCCTACTCCAACGGGCGCCTGATGGGCCTCCGCACCAATCGCTACTCTTGGTGGACCCACTGGCGCGAGCTCGCTGACTACTTCCTCCCAAGGAGATACAAGTGGCTAGTCACCCCCAACCAGATGGCCAGAGGGTCACCTATCAATCAGCACATCTTGGACTCCACTGGTGTGATTGCGGCAAGGAACCTTGCGTCTGGACTCGTTTCTGGCAAATCGTCGCCGACCCGTCCATGGTTCAAGCTCCGCATCGGGACGGAAGACTCGACGATGACCTCGCCTACCTCGCTCTGGCTCTCCGACTGCGAGCGCATCATGAGGTTGATCTTTCACGAGAGCAACTTCTACAACTCCATCGCCACCTTCTACTACGACTTAGTAATCTTCGGCACAGCGACGATGCTTATCTACGAAGACTTCGACAACGTCGTTCAGTGCTATAACCCCTGCGCTGGTGAGTACTACATCGACATCGACGGCAAGTACCGACCTACAGTCTTCTACCGCGAGTTCACCATGACCGTCGCGGCTTGCGTCGACGAGTTTGGCTACGACCAATGCCCTGCCTCTGTCCAAGGACTCTACGATGAAGCCACCGGAGCCAACCTCACTCGAGAGCTTATCATCGCCCACTCTATCGAACCTAACGACGACGGTCGCGCTCGCGACTTTGGCTTCTCCGAGGAGTTCAAGTTCCGAGAAGCCTACTGGGTCTGGGGAGGGTCAAGCTCCCCACAAGGTGCTGGCTCGCCCGTCGGTTTCCTTCGCAAGAGGGGCTACTTCGAACAACCTAACATCACCGTCCGATGGGACTTGGTCTCCAACGATGCCTATGGTCGATCGGTTGCCATGGACGCACTACCGGACCAGAAGCAACTCCAACTGGAGTCACGCCGTAAGGCCCAGGCGATTGACAAGATGGTTAACCCACCCCTGGTGGCTGACATACAGCTTAAGAACCAACCGGCCTCTCTCCTCCCCGGTGGGATCACCTACGTCTCAGGCTACGCCTCCTCCGGCAAGCCCGGCTTCGCCTCCGTCTACGACACCAAGTTCCCCATAGCCGAGATCACCGAGGACATGAACGAAGTCCGCGAGCGGATCAAGAAGACCTTCTTCAACGATCTGTTCCAGACCATTAGTCAGTACCAGACAAGGTCGAATGTCTCCGCTACCGAGATAGATGCCCGAAGGGCCGAGTCCATGATTATGCTCGGCCCTGTCTTCGATCGGATCGATCATGAAGGCTTAGCTGTCCTGATCGATCGGGTCTTTGCTGTCGCTGCTCGTGCGAACATCTTCGCCCCTGCTCCGCCAGAGCTCCAAGGCAAGGCCATCGAGATCGAGTTCGTGTCGATGCTAGCCACGGCCCAAAGCGCCGCTGAGTCCTCCGGCATCGAACGGCTCTTCCAGATCACCGGCGGCCTCGCTGGCGTAGACCCTGCTGTTATGGATAATATTGACATCGATTTCGCTATTGACAAGTACAGTTCCCTCTTGCAGAATGATCCTAGAATGATCCGCTCTCCGGAGCAGCTTGCTCAGATCCGCCAGCAGCGCGAGGAAGAGAAGCAACAAATGGCTCAGGCTGAACAAGCCGAGAAGCTCGCGGCAGGGGCGAAGACCTTAGCCGACACCAAGATCGGTGGCCAGAACGCACTTGAGCGGATGACCGGAGTGCTTCCGCAATGACCGTCTACAACGCCGCAGAGCGCAGCCACGTACGCAAGGCCGAGAAGGAAGCCGAGCGGGCCGAGGCCGAACGAGCAGAGATCATCACCAACCTGATGTCCTCTACCCCAGGTCGAGCCTGGGTCCTTCACCTCCTCGAAGCCGCGCACATCTTCACCACCTCCTTCGACCGTGATGCAATCGCCATGGCCTTTGCCGAAGGCGAACGTAACCACGGTCTGATCCTCCTGAACGACATCCACCAACACTGTCCCGACCAATACATCCTCATGCTGAGAGAGTCCAATGAGCGACACACTGCAAGCGAACGAACCCGCCGCCCGAACCGAAACGGGGGAGATCAAGGATCAGAGCCCGACTCCGGAGACGAAGACTTCCCCGCCGGTGGCGTCACCTGGGTCGACCCCACCGCCCACTGATGCGCCGAAGACCGAGGCGGCCCTGCTCAACGAGGCTGTGCCCCTAGGCGCGCCGGAGAAGTACGAGCTCAAGGCCCCCGAAGGTGTGGTGATCCCTGAGAGCGCTTCGAACCTCTTCAAGGACATGAACCTCTCGAATGACCAAGCCCAGAAGTTCGTCGACTACTACATGACTCAGGTCCAGGAACAACAGAAGGCAGCCAATGGCTCCGCTCTTGCCATTCGTGAAAGCTGGCGTGCGCAGGTCAAGGCCGACCCAGATATCGGGCCGCGCCTACCAGCAGTCCGCCAAACCATCTCTTCCGCCCTCGACGTTATCGGCGACGCAAAGCTCTCCCAGCAGTTCCGTGAAGCGATGGACTTCACCGGCGCAGGGGATAATCCGGCGTTCGTCAAGACCCTCTACAAGCTAGCGCAGATGGTGACCGAGCCCCGCAGGCATGTCCAAGGGGGCCCGTCCCCTGAGGGCCAGAAGCGCCCGGGCCAAGGCCCACCCTCCGCTGCGAAAGCCCTTTACCCTAACCTCGCGTAACCCTGCCACAGATGTGGATGACCGGCAATGCCTAGATGGGTCCGCGTGTCGCGCCTGCACCTTAACCCGCTCTTTGGAGCCTCCTAATGGCAACCCTCGGCGCTACGGCGCTAACCTACGCCGACTGGGCCAAGAGACTCGATGACAACTATCGCGTAGCGATGATCATCGAGCTTCTGTCCCAGACGAACGAGATCCTCGACGACATGATGGTCGTCGAAGGCAACCTCCCGACCGGTCACAAGACCACGGTTCGAACAGGCCTTCCACAAGCTACGTGGCGTCTGCTCAACCAGGGCGTCCCCAACGCCAAGTCCACGACCGCGCAGATCGTCGACACCTGCGGCAACCTCGAAACCTACGCCGTGATCGACAAGGACATTGCAGACCTCAACGGCAACACCGCTGAGTTCCGCCTGTCCGAAGTCAAGGCCTTCCTTGAGGGCATGTCCCAACAGGTCGCCGCGACGATCATCTATGGCAACCAAGCCACGAACCCAGAGCGGTTCACCGGCTTCGCCCCGCGCTACTCCACAGTCACCGCAGCCTCTTCGAATACTGCGGCGAACGTCCTCGATGCTGGCGGCACCGCCTCGGTCAACACCTCCATCTGGATCGGCGTGTGGGGAAGTGACACCCTC